CCCGGCCGAAGCCCTCTCCCAGTCCCTCCGCCATTTATCCGCCGATCCCGGCGAACACCCTGGAGGGGGACTGGATGCCCAGGACGCCCTTCACGCTGTCCACGATGCCGCCGAAGAATCCGGAGACCTTTTCCCTGATCCAGCTCCCCATATTCTGGATGCCCTGCCAGACGCCGGAGACGATGTTCTTGCCGATGTCCAGTATCTTTGGCCCCTGTGCCGTGAACCCGTCCACGATGGCCGCGATCAGCTTGGGAACGGCCTTGACCAGCTCGGGGACGGCCCTGATCAGCCCCAGAGCCAGTGTGGTGATGATCTTCAGAGCGGATTCTGCGATTTTGGGCAGGTTGTTGGCCAGGGTGGCGGTGATGTTGACAATGATCTCCGGAACCCGCTCCGCCAGTCTGGGAAGGGCGTTGATGAGCCCCTCCGCCAGGGAGACGATGATCTCCAGGGCCGCATCGATGAGATTGCTGAGGTTGTCCGGGTCCGTCAGTACCTCCGCGATCTGCAGCACCACATCCACCACCGTTGGGACCAGCTCCGGCAGGGCCCCGGCGATGCCGGAGGCACCATCGTGGCGGAAGGCACGCCGGAACAGATAGCCGGATTCGATGACCTGTGGGAGGTTCTGCACCACGCCGTCCAGGAGGGACATGACGATACCGCCGCCCGCCTTCAGCACATCCGGCAGGAGCCCGGCGACTGTATCCACCAGCCCCTGCACGGCGGAAGCAAAAGCCTCGTTCGCGCCCTCCGCGCCGTTGAGTATATCGGAAAACGCCCCAGCCACCGCCGCGATGGAGGGCAGAAATTCCGCCTGCAAGCTGCTCTTGACGCTGGAGACCGTCTCCCCCAGACCGGCCATCGTCTCATCCAGCAGCGCCTGATTGGCTCTGGCCTGGACCACCGCCTCGTTGTTCCGGTAAAAGGCGTCCGCCGCAGTATCATAAGCGCCGGAGAGCGTTTCCATGATGAGCTGGTTCCGTTCGCTTTCCGTGCCGCAGGCCGCCAGCTTCTCATTGAACTCGTCCTCGCTGATACTCACCCAGTTGAGCGCGTCCGCCAGTGCGCCTGTGACCTGCCCGGCCCTGGCGGTCTCGTTGGCCGCTTCGATGAGCCCGTTGATGGGGAGCGCGTCGCCGAAGGTGCCTGCCACCCCGGCGGCGATGGTGGTCCACCGGGTCATGTCCTGTTCGCTGTCCGCCAGCTGGGCCAGGAGCTGCGAAGCCTCCGCCGCCGTGTCCGTGTCACCCAGGATCTGGTAAAAATCGGTATAAGCCTGCCGGGCCGCTTCGCCGCTGTGCCCCGCCGCCTCAAAGGCGGTGTTCAGCTTTCCCTGGGCTTCCCGGTACTCGCTGGTGCTTTCGTCCAGGTTCCACAGGGCGCTGGCCAGGTCCTTCAGGCCGCTCAGGGCCGCCTGGATGCCGGAAGAGACCAGGTTCCCCAGGGCCACCGTGGCGGCTCCGGCACAGCTGCACAGGCGCTCCGCGCCTCCGGCGGCGCGGTCCGCCGCATCCCCGAACTCCGCCGTTTCCTCAGAGGCGTCAGACGTGCTTTCTTCAACATCCTGGAGTGTGCGCTTGTTTTCCGCCAGCTGCCGCTCCATCTTGTTGAGGTCCGCCGTGGCCTTATTGACCGTCTGCTGCCACCGCTGGGTCTTCTCATCGTTATCGCCGTACTTCTCAGCAGAGGCGGCAAGCCCCTCCTGGAGCTTGGCCAGCTTCTCCTTCTGGGCGTCGATCTGCTTGACCAGCACCTCGTTCCGGGCCGTCAGGGCGGCGGCGCTCTTGTCGTTGGCATCGTAAGCGGAGGTCACCGCCAGCATTTCCGTGCCCAGGGTCTTGATATTCGTGTTGATGCTCTGGATGGCCCGGCGGAACTCCGCCTCGCCGTCTATGCCTATCCTTGGACCGATGTCGTAAGCCATTGGATCACCTCGCTTCCATGATTGACAAAACAGTAGGAAATCGCTATAATAAATACAGTTAGAGTCTGGAAAACAGTAAAGGAGGTGTTGAACGTGGGAACGGAAGCCGAGCGGCAGGATACGCGGAAGGCAATGGCGTTTGATCTGTGCAATATCATTGATGAGGACCCGTCTCAGGAGACCTATACAAAAGAGGAGATCAAAAAGATCATACGGGTGTATGTCACCACGGCGGACCAGAAGTAAACCGGACCACAAAAAGGAGGCATGACCATGGGAACCGAGAAGGAACGCAAGGACACGCAGATGGCGACGATCTATGAGCTGCGCCTGATTTTCAGCGGCGGCGAAAAGGAGCAGTACAGCCGGGAAGAGATCGTTGAACTGCTGGATAAGATCGCGCTGGCGAAAGGCCAGGAGTAAGCCTGACATACCGGAGGGCCGGGGAGAAATCCCCGGTCTCTTTTTATCTCCCGAAATACTGCGTCATCTGGCTCATCAGCGAGCCTCTGGCCGCCGTCCTCTCCTTCGCGCCGCACCTGGCGATCTGGTAGCAGGCGATCTGATCGAACACCAGCCCCAGAGGCAGATGGTCCACCTCAAACCGGGTCAGTCCTGCCTGCGCGCCGCTGTAGTACAGCCACGCGGCGCCTGCGCCGGGCCCGGCCCGGCTTTCCCGTTTGGGACCGTCTCCACCTCCCGCTCCGCGTCCCCGGCCACGGTGGAGAAAATGGCCCTGACCGCCTCGCCGTCCGTCACGTCGATAAGGTCCGCCGGGGCGCAGGGCAGGGGCTCCGGGACCTCCATGCCGCTGGCGGAGGCGTAGACCCGCCCCGCCTTCAGCAGGATCTCCAGCGCCCTGTTGATGGCCCCGGCCTGCTGGGCGAGGCTGCCGCCCGTCATCCGTTCCGACAGCTTGTCCAGCCCGCCGAAGGCCTCCTCCATCTCCGTGGCCGCCGTCAGGGAGAAACATAGGGGATATTTCTTCCCCAGCAGTTCGATGGTGGATACTCTCATGCCGCGCCCTCCGTCTCACCGGCGGGGGGCTCCTTTTCAAGCTCCTGCCTGATGAAGGCGATGGCCGCCGCCTGGGTGGGGAACACCACGGACCGGTACCAGGGATTCGCCCCGTCCCCCTCCAGGCCGAAGACGGAAGCCTCCAGCTCCGGGGTCTGCCACTCGATCGCCCGGTCCTTCCCCATGGTCTTTGCCTTCTCTCCAGGCATGGAGTAGACCGCCCGGCGGTACAGCACCACCTCATGGCTGCGCGCGCCGTCCTCCTGGGTCTCCCGGATGTAGGCCACCCCCACGGGAGCGGACTGCTCCGTGCCGGTGTAGTCCAGGGACTGCCCCTTGACCTCCTGACCATCTACCGTGACCGAGACCTCCTTCACCTCCAGGCCGTACAAGTCTGCCGCGGCATCCATGGTCAGCCGGTCCAGTGTGGTTTTCAGCGTCCCGCCGGACGCGCCGGAGGAATCGTTTTCGGCCACGCCGTTGTTGGCGTACAACGGATTCTCCGACGGCTTGCTGGGGGAGAAGTCGGCGGAAATGGCCTGCCCCATCATTTTGACGCCGCCGGTGTAGCCCGCCACGACGTTCTGCTTCAATACCGCCTTGGCGTAAAACACGCCGTACATACCGATTTTTGCCATAGCGTTTTATCCTTTCATGGTTTTTTCGATTTCTGCCTCAATGACCCGCTGCATTGCCGCCACGGCGTCTGCCCTGGTGGCGTTTATTGCCGGTCGGACAAAGGGCCGCTTCTGGACGGTACTGCTGCCGCTCTCCATGACCCGCGCCTTGAGCTGGTTGGGAACGCCTTTTTCGTCGTATCCGTCAAAACCAACCTTTGCGTTTATGAATCCGTCCCTGTCCGTCTGGATCGGCGTGATCCCCAGGGATGCCGCCAGTGCGCCGGTGGACTGTCTGCTCCCCGCCAGATCAGCCTCCAGATTCTCCCTGATCTTGTCCGTTACAATGTCCGCCGCCGCATAGATCGCTTTTTTGGCTGTCTCCTCACTGCCCGCCGCCAGCCGGGACAGCTTCAGCGCATATTCCTCTCCTGCGTTAAACGTCATCCTGGCCATTCGGCACCTCCCATACCCACTCGCAGTGGGTCAGTCCTGTCTCATCCTCGTACTGGATGGAATTGAGCCGCCAGGCGCACACCCCGTCCAGCGCGGCCTGTACGCCCTCAAAAAGGGTAGTGTCCTCCGGATCATCGGTAAAGAGGTCCACCGTCCCTGTGATGGCCTGATTCTGCATCCGCCCGTTGGCGACCACCACGGCTCCCGCGCCGTCCTCCGCCCAGACGATATAGGGCACCTTTGGCTTGAGTGCATGGTAGTGATACACTTCAGCAGTGACACCCCGCAGCGCATCCCGAATCCTATCCAGACAAATCATACTCCCTCTCCAATCGTTCCAACGTCAGGAACATCACCGGCGGAGACAAAGCATTCGGCACCGGCACCAGTGTGATAAAGTAGCG